ATTTCAGATCAGTTGAGAGAAGCGAACAAATATAACAAGAAAGGTGCTGTTGAGGTTGACTTCTAATAAGTCATAGATAAAAACGGAAAAGTATAAAGGAAACTCATTCCTATTAAGACTGAAGAAAACAAAGAGACAATGATAAGTTTAATTGAAAATAACTAATTAGATATTATTATCAAGCTACTTAGCAAAGAATTTGATGGAATAACAAAATTCCCGTTCACAAGTTAGACAAAGACAATGTCTGCATCAAAGCCTGACATATAGGAGCCCCTTTTTGAACCAAAGTAATTGTGTCACAATAAACAAGTGTTTAAATGTAATTATAGTCCTGTACCCGCCATATTGGAGTAGAATACAAATTAAATTAAATTGCATAGCATGGATATAGAACCGAGGTAGTTTTTAGATCTGAATGTTAAGGATGCCAACATTTAAGCTTTACAAGAAAAAGTGAGAACATCAAAAGGTAGAACTTAAGAGAATGCAAAGCAAAGAATATATGAAATAAGATAATCAAGAGGACATATGGAAATAATTCCTTTGGATAAAAGATAAAGTATGGAATATGGGGCACAGTAATTCAAAAAAGATGTTAATTTTACGAGTCTTCCATAAGACGTCTAAGAAAAATTCCAAGAAGAAAGAGATCCCAGTTCATACGTTTTCACATATAGAGAAGAAGAAGTTTTCTCGTTCATATCCCAAAAACAGAAAATTATTCTTTGTGTTGAAGAAACTATTAAATCAATGAAAATACTTGAAATCCCAGAATAAACAAAGTTCTTCGTAAATGGAGTTCATATGTTGAATTGTGTCATACTTGGCGCTTAGAAGATTCTTAAGGGGAAAACAACAAATCTCTACATAATAAGCCCAATAGATGAGGACACAAATGTCATTGTTTTCATTAGAAACAAAACAAAATAAGAGAGTGACACAAGAATATACTACAAGTTTATGAGCAAAAGCAAAATATTCACTGATAGTTAAAAGGGTTGTATTTCTCATGAATCAAGAATATATGTCAGTAGAATATCTAAGCTAAATTAGTACCAAGCATCATTTTCCAGGATGATATCATACTCTTTAATGATGAATCATGACACAGTGTTTTACTGGAGATTGGCAATGTATGGGGTTAAACCAAGACCATTTGCTGGCAATCTCAATTCACTTGGTTGGTTTATTAACTCACCGTCATATTCAAACGAAGCTAGAGCGAAAATGATAGCAATTAAGAGTTCAATGCCAAAAAACACTCAAGATTTGCAATATCTTATATTGACTTATATGTTAACATTTGAGGATACTCCAGCTTTACTGTATTCTGAAAAACTGTTTCCACCAGAAGACTCTAGTGGTAAAGCAAAGTTTCTTGGTGCCATGGAGAAAATGTTCAAAGGTATAAACCCGAACTAAGAATCAATTGAAACACTTTAAGAATAGTACTCACAGGATGCGTTGGATGAGTTTCTAAGATATATAAATGATGGAAAAGATGTTGGCATAGATTTTGATAAGATTGATCAACCAGAAAAGCTGACTCTATAGAAAATCGTTAACACAAATTCATCTGATGACTCACACATATCCGATGGTAAAATAACTATACATAGTGCTGAATCATGGTTTACAGCCTATTAGTATTTTGAAAAACATGACTTGGATCAAAATGATCTCATGGGAGCTGCAATTGAAATATTAAAAATAAACAGACCAGTAGTTCATGTTTTCCAAAAACAAAATTTTGGTGGAGAAAGAGAAATTTCTGTGCTAGACCCTGGATCCAAAGTTTAAGCAAGAATGACTGAGAACTTTGCCGAATCATTTTCTAAAGCATATAAGCATGACTTTATAGCAAAGGAACATTTGAAGGAGGAAAAGGCAATTAAGATGATTAGAACATGTTTCATCAACAATTAGGGACATCAATGCACTGAAAACAAAGTTGCAAAAGACTGGTTGATAACGATAGATTTCAAGTCATGGAATTAATATGTCCACATGCCAGTTATGATGCAAGTCATGAGAGCGATATCTGCAAGGAAGTATGGATTCAATCACTTTATATCCTCATTTTTCATGCTGTAGAGTAAATATTATACTTATAAAAGGATACTGACGCCAACATCTTTGTTTGATACACTTCACAATGCAAGAAGATCTGGTGATATCCATTAAGAATAGTCTTATTAAAATAGGTATCCATCCTTAACACTATTGCAACAATATCTATAAAGTAACGGAATAGACACGGAAAAGTAGTAGACAGTTCCAGTGATGTAGTGCTTAGGATTTGGTCAAGGCATTTATGGAACATGCAGCAGTGTGTATCAAGCCAGTCATTTCAAATATTTGCTAGAATCAGCAGTTCATGCGCTTGAGTACAATAATATGATGACAAGAAATAATGCAAAAATAGGACTAGAATCCTATGACTTGATGGAGACGTCTGATGATGTTCTTATGAGATTAAGCTTTAAGAAACTGGTTACAGTTGAACATGTCTAATATGTTCTATCAATAATGGAAGATGAGATATCAAATCTTGGTCCTAAGTTTTCAAGACAAAAGATTAGAATAAGGTCTCATGGTGTCACAGCATTCAATTCGCAGGTTTACACAATAAGTGATAATCCTAAAAAG